GTTTCTCTTTTCGCCACAGAGAGCATCCAGTCAAACGGCTCCACAACTGCACCGCAGATTTTACAGCGGACCTGACGCTCTTTTTCGTCAACCCGGACAGAAGCGTGATGGCAGTATGGTCTTTCCGATGGCTCATAAAGAAAATTAACCTGATTACGTGGGTCATCCTCTTTTACCGGAAATAAAACGATATTGCTTAACTCATCTTCTGGATTTATTTCCACGTCACTCTCCTTTGATGCGAATGCCAGCGACGCGTGGCACATTAACTTCCACAATGCGCACAGTTGGTTTGTACATCTCAATTGCTGTCAGCCAGTCAGCTCCTGTCATGCGCTTTTCTGCATCGCCATTAGTCCACTGAACCGGTACACCAATAGCCTTCATCGCGATTTCTATTTCCCCGGCAATGGCGCTTTTTCCGCAACCAGTAAAACCAGATACAACGACAAGAACTTCGCCCTTGGCCGGTTTTATTTCCCGCGCTTCCAGCTCTTTAACGCGCTCCTCGAGTTCGTAGACTCTGCATTGTTCTTTATCATCAATCAGATATAACCCAAGACATTCGCTTTCTACCCAGCCACCGAAATCATGATCGTAACGCTCACATGAAAACTCACCGTCGCTGTCCTTTGTTGGGATGGTGTAGCTATCTAATGGGCCACCATACGTCGGCACATTTCCCAATGTCGGATGCTCAATCCACATGAAAAATGCACGTCCGGTTATAGGGCAAATATCTGGTCGCCATTGGTTACTCACTGTTTGCCTCCTGAAAAATAACTGCATGCCCCAGCTTCTCCGCCAGCGCCAGTTCTGCCTTAGCGCCTGCTGACCGCTGCCAGCCTTTCAGCATGTAAATCGCATCAACACAACGAATCATTGCCATGCAAATATCCATGTAGTGTGGCTGTGTCAGCCCGTCCGGAAGTACTGCCGGGTTTAAGACTGTATGCCCTTCCCGTTTCAGTTCCTCTTCCGCATCGTGGAACGCCTCACGGTTGAAATTTTTATACCCGGTCATCGGACCAGCGATATAAATCCTCACCCTCACGCCATCACCTCCTGAAAATTACCCTGATAGAACGCCAGCACACGCTGCATAGCTTCGCTCTTCCGGCACTCGCGACAGATTATGTTCTGACGCCTGTCGTAGCGGCGTATTTCTCCGTCTGGTAATGACCAGATAAGGTCCGGATCAACCGCAGATGGTTTCTTCAGCTTTGCCCTTGAGAGCTTTTTACGGGTATTTTGCCAATCCTTACGCGCCTGTTCAGACGGGAATAACCCGTAACCAGAGTTGTATACATCGCCACTGGCAACCAGCTCTCTGGCCAGAACGCTCATCAGATATCTTGTTGCCCCAGTTTTAGCTTCCAGTTGTCGTAACGTCTCGCGTCCACTCTGGCGTACGAGTTCAAGAACCTGCCCTTTAATTTTTTCCCGCTCTTCTTGTGTAAAAACTTTTGCCACAAGCCCTCCTGAAAATTACCTCATGACCAGAAATTAACACTTACCCCCTGAAGCCCGGCGGAATTTCGTTATCCGGTTCAGAAATATGATTCACACAACGCTGGTTGTTCGTGCTGCTTACCGGGAGCAACCAGGGGTTCTCAAAATTCCGGTCCGGTCCAAAAAACGTCGTCGCTCGCTGAACAAATTCCGTTCCCGTTTTCCCGGTAGCCGCCAAGTATCTTGCGTAACGCCTCACGCCATCCAGCATGGCCTCTGGTGGCACCCCCTCGCGTAATCTGGCCTTCCAGGCACTGAAAGCGGATTTCTTCGGGTTTGCTCCGGCACGCAACGGGTACTCCCGCCAGACCTGTTCGAACACATCCGGATAATCCACTCGTCCCACAGACTGCCCGGTGCTTTCCGGGACTACCCGATCGGCTTCCCGCTGAATGGCGGAATCGGCTTCAGGCTGCTGCAGTTGGTGTGATTGCTCCGGCCTTGCGGTCATCACCTGCTGCACAGCGCCCGAATCGGCTTTCAGCGCATACGCTGAATCGGCTTCCGGTGTCGTGCCTGCTGGCTGACCAGGATTGACGGTCTGAACATCCCCTGCCTGGTTCGTGGCGTTTTTTACGCCATGGACCATAGTGTTTTGATCTTCTTGATCTGTATCTTTATCTGTATCTTTATCTGTCGTGACTCGTCGTGACATGTGCGTGACATTTCGTGACGCGCCGTGACAATCGCCATTTTGTTCCCGCTTTCTTTCCCTCTCTCGCTGCGCCCTCTTGCGCTCTGCAGGAGATTTTGCGGTTTGCGAAATATTGCCGTTGTCCTCTTTAAGCACCTGGCGTTTTTCCCATCCAGTGATTAAATCACCATCAAGTACCCGCCCCTGCATCGTCTGCAAAATTGAATCAATTACCTCTTCTGTCACGTCGAGCGCACTTGCCAAATCTTCTGTCGTGACATCAATGTGACCTCGCGTGACATTTCGTGACGCGCTCACCAGGAGGTGGATATACACTGCCATCACTGTTGCAATTGGCTGCCCTGACACCCTGGCAATTGTTCGCCACTTAGGGTCATTTGGCATGTCATGCCATAATCTGAGCCAGGCGTTAGCCATACTCACCTCTTTTGATACCGAATCTTTTTACTCACAAATTGCCGGAAGTGATCCGGTATGAATATTGCGAGTCAATGCACAGCCACAATATTTCCTGCAGGGCCACCACGATTCATCTGGTTGAAACCAGCGATCGCCACTGCGACAAAATCATCAGCGTCTCTCACCAGTCGTTCCCGCGTCTCCACTAGTTCCCGAAAATAGGCTGAGCTATGACTGCGCATTCGGGCCACCAGCAGAGGTGGCATTGCTTTTTCGATAGCTGGTAACAACGCCTGAATTTTTTTAACCGCATCAGGGGTGTCTTTCTCCACCCAGCGGAAAATTTTCTGAGTATTGCGAGCTAGGGCTTCCGGATGGCTGTCGTCATACAGTTCCGGGAACGTCATTCCCAGCTCGAAATACGCTTTGGTAATTTTCGCAGCCGGTACTTTTTCGCCGTCCGGATGCGCCCAGGCATTCATCGCCATGCGGATATGTTCATGTTTGATTTTCATGAATCACTCTTCCTTTTGTCCCGGGTGGTATCCTTCTTTTTGTAAAGCTCTGGGTTCAAAGATAATTTTCCCTTGGAGTATGCAGCAGCTTCCGCAGCTCTCCCTTTCGGAACTATTTCACCGGGGCGCTTACGCCACATGTAAATAGCTTCGCGGGTTATCCCATAAAAATCAGCGACCCTCTGAACAGAGCCAAAAAACTGAACAAGTTCATCAACTCGCATTTTACTCTCCTAAAATCTAAGTATTTTTAGATTACAGGATAATTTTTTTTAGGTCAATGCAATCTAAAATAATTTATATTCAACTCGCGGGAGAAAATGATGGAAAGCCTTGGCATCAGGCTTAAGAAACTCAGAAAAGATAAGGGACTCACCCAAGTAGAACTGGGTAAGCTTTCAGGCGTGACTGGGGTTACTATAGGGTACTGGGAGAAAGATCTAAACGAACCCGGCAGCAAAGCTCTAAGTAAGTTAGCCCAGGCATTAGGAACTACTGAGTCCTATCTCCTGTATGGAGTATCGTCTCCTGAACTATCTTTTGTGCAGAGCAATCCAGGCACCAAGATCCCCTACTTTTCGTGGGGTGACGCGATTTCTTTCCTAATCTTAGAAGGAGAGAAAACAATGGGAAATGTCGATAGGATCACCACATTCTTTGATGTAGTGGAAGGTGATTTTGCCGTTTCAATGCCTGATGACACTATGCATAACCCCTCAGGGTCACCAAGTATCCCGGTTGGTGCCACTGTGATCCTAAGACCAGGAGAGAGTTATAAAAATGGCAGTATCGTCGCTGTAATAGTTCCAGATCCACTTACAAATGAACCGTCTATGACTATAAAAAAATTAGTTATTGATGGAAAACTTGTGTATTTAAGCCCTCTCAATCCGCGCTATCAATCATCCTTGCTTACGCCAGAGTGTAAAATTGTTGCCGTAGCAAAAGGTGTGCAGTTCAACCTATAACCCTGCTATGTCCTTGAACTTAAGGTCGGTTATGCCGACCTTTTTTTTAAATTAATTTAGATTCCCCTTGACTATAAAACTAAATACTTTTAGATTTATTGCATACCAACCCACCCCGCCCCATAGAACGCCGGGCAATACTTCGAGTTACCAGGCAGTGGTCAGGGGTTAAGTAGCCAGCCCGAGGCGTAAGAACATGACGGCAGGGTTCAACTTTAATAACTATGCAGCAGGTTTTTGTTCCGCTACCCCGGCGTTAAGGGGAAATGAGGTCAACATGGATACTATCGATCTTGGCAACAACGAATCTCTGGTGTACGGCGTGTTTCCCAACCAGGACGGCACATTCACCGCGATGACGTATACCAAAAGCAAAACGTTTAAAACCGAAAATGGTGCCCGTCGCTGGCTGGAAAGAAACTCAGGTGAGTGATATGGATTTCGACACAATCATGAAAAAGGCTTACGAAGAATACTTCGAAGGCCTTACCGAAGGCGAAGAAGCTCTCAGCTTCAGTGAGTTTAAACAGGCGCTTTCCAGCTCGGCAAAATCTAACGGCTGATAAGCGAAGCAGCACCGCGAGGAATCAGTATGCAGAAACGAGAACCCGTCATCATCGCGCCAGACTATACCGATGATGAACTTTATGAGTGGATGCGCCAGAAAATTAATGCAGCGCAGGATCTGAAATGGGCCAATGAAGCCAGGGCTAAGCAGGCTGAAAATCTGTCCGCTCTGGAGCAGGATATCACCAGGCTGGAAAAAGCAGCGGCATTAAGCATTGCCAGAATGATTACATACCAGCGTTAATAGCTAACCAACGAAGCTAAGGTTGGTAATTAAGGAGTTCTCCACGGGTGAGGTGGAGTGCGTGCGCCGGACACGGGTGAGCATCCGGCACTGACAGTTTACTGAAAGGATATTTCCATGAAAAGTCAGACCATAACGCGAAAGCGCACGGCGAGGTAGCTGGTTCATAGATAGCCTGTCGTTAAATTTTCGTCGACCGTGCGCTTCCGGTTGTGGCACTACGCGAAATGGCGCGGCGGTAAGTATGGCGGGGTTATTCCTTCCCCGTTGAGGACACCGGGTTGTCAGGTTGACCATACGCTTAAGTGACAACCCCGCTGCAACGCCCTCTGTTATCAATTTTCTGGTGACGTTTGGCGGTATCAGTTTTACTCCGTGACTGCTCTGCCGCCCTTTTTAAAGTGAATTTTGTGATGCGGTGAATGCGGCTAAGCGCACGCGGAACAGTTAAAACCAAAAACAGTGTT